ATTAAAGGAAGGTGGTGAGCAAATGGAGAATGAAAACATTAAAGCAAGAGGCTATTACAATGGCCATTCGGCAAAAGGTAATTTTGATGTTGAATTGAAACTTAGGTTTCTTGAAGATGAAGCATATAATGCATTGCAATTCATTTCATCTGTTGGCCATCAACTTAGATTGATTGCAAAGCAAGATGGTATTGATGATCCAATTAAACTTGGTACATTTAATTTCTATAACTTAAGAGTTGATAGAGATGCAAATGTTTATGTATCCCTGAGAGCAAACCAAGATTTTTGCTTTGTAAATAATATCACAAAGCTTATGCAGGAAGATAGTTTTACTTTTGTTGCAAAGGTTATTCCAAACGAATAACTGCAAATAAAATTTCATTGGTAAAAACCAAACATTAAAGGAGAGTTCAAAAATGGCTGAAAATTATTCCGTAAAGCAGGTAGTAGAGATCATTAAGAATGGTTCTGTTTCTGAGCGTGTAGATGTATCTCGTCGTTATCCGATTCTGGCTCAGGTAGCTCTTAGTCTCCCTGATTTTGCTGTTGATATGCTGAATGCTGTAAAGTATTGCAATGCTCGCAAGATTGATCGTTATTATCAGGACTTCCTGAATGGTGACATTGAGGATGATCAGGATTCTGAGGTTGATGAGGATACCGAAGAGGTAGCTGAGGAGCCGAAGAAGAAGTCCAAGCGTGGTCGTCCGGCTAAGAAGGCAAAGGAAGTTGATGAGGATGACGAAGACGAGTCTGATGAAATGGACGACGAAGATGATGAGGCTGAGGATGAAGATGAAAAGCCTGTAAAGAAGTCTAAGAAGGCAAAGGCTAAGAAGAACAAGAAGCCGGAGCCGGAAGATGATGACGATGATGACGACTTCGATTTTGACGACTAATCATTCTTGTTGAAAAGGCTATATGGAGGGGTTTATCCCCTCCTATATCCATATTGGTGATAAACATGGAAATACATGAAATTAAAAGTTTAGATTGCATGAAAAGAAGTAATAGAATAAAGCTTGCCCGAGAAGTTTCGTCTCTGTTTGGTAGAGAATCGGCCCTCACAAGTGAGCAAATTCAAAAAGCAGCAACAAAAATAAGTAATAAGTATGGATACAAAATTAGTCAAATTCAATATTCTACAGAGCATAAAGAAGAGAAATTATGTTGGGTATTTGTTGATGTTGGGAAGGGTTATTCTCAATATAGAGCAAATAGTCGATATGAAATATATGCAAAGTTCATTTTGCTAGTAAATGAATATAGAAAGATTAAGAAGCAGGAGGCAGAAGTATGAATTACAATATTTACACGGATGGTTCTTGCTTAAAGAATCCAGGTCCAGGAGGATATGCTTTCATAGCATATAATGACGAAGGATCAAAACCATTTCTTAAGGTATCTGGAGGAAAACCAGAAACTACAAATAATGAAATGGAATTGATGGCTGTTGTTAGAGCATTAGATCATATTTTGAATGAAGTAACTAATGGAGCTGGTAGAAGTAATATTGTTCATACAATTTATATTCATACTGATTCTGCTTATATAGTAAATTCAGTGAATAACAATTGGGTGGATTTTTGGAAGAAAAATGATTGGCATACTAAAGGCGGTACTTCGGTAAAAAATAAAGAGCTTTGGGAAAAATTACTTTTGCAAATGGACAATAAAAAAGTTCATGTAAAGTTTGTAAAAGTAAAGGGCCATTCTGGAAATCCTGATAATGAACTTGTTGACAAAGCAGCCGTTGCTGTTTCTAAGAGAATGGCTGGTGAGCTAAATGCAAAATAAAGTTCCAAATATTGGAATTGCATTGAAAATATGCTCTTATAAATTTCATGCATTTAGTGAAAAAGAAGCATACTTAGAAGGATGCAAAAAATTAGCCAAATTTATGGCCTCAAAGAAATATCAAAACATAACAACAAAGATAATAAATCTTGGAGAAAATACGTTCGAGTTTGTTGTTTATACAATGCTTGATATTACTGAGGAACAGTCACATTTTTGCAAGATGTGTAAAGAAATGCATTGCTCGTTTTATATCAACGAGGAATACAATTGCAGTCGTTGTAATTATAAAACATTTCTTAAAAGGATGAGAGAAAAGCTTATGATCTCCAGGTCTTATTATCGAGAGCAATTTCGTAAATAAGTAAGGAGATAACAAAAATGCCTGCAAAAGCTATCGATTATGATGAATACACCGAAAAAGAACTTCTAAAAATGAAGCATAAAGAGGCCATTGAAGGTCTTACAGAAGCAGCACAAAGGTTTTGCGAAGTTTATGTAAAAAGTAAAAACATAAAAACTGCATGCTTTGCAGCTGGTTATAAAAATGTTTCTGCAGCTGGTTATGGTTTTAGACGAAATCCAAAATGTCAAAGATATATTCAATGGCTTAAAACTAGAATCATGAGAAACTGCATGGTAGAAGCTGAGGATATTATTGAGCATTATGTTCGTATAGCTTTTGCAGATATGACTGATTTTGTTGAAATATATCCAAATTCTATTAAGTTAAAACCAACTTCTCAAATTGATGGACAACTTATTAAGTCTATTAAATCTGGGCGTGATGGTATATCCATTGAATTGCATGATAAGTTAAAAGCATTGGACTTCTTGGCAAAATATTGTGCTGATATGCCAAAGGATTATAAACAAATTCTTGAAGAACGCAAGATGGATGTTGTTGAGCAAGAATTTGAACTTAAAAAGAAAATGTATGATCTTGAAAGTGGATCCAAGGAAGATGATGGATTCATGGAAGCTCTTGCTAAATCTGCGAAAAAGGTTTGGGAAGATGACGAGAGCGAAGAAAAAGATGAATAATCTTTAAAAATAATTATTTACATTTTATATGAAATGTGATATAATAATTATAGAAACAAATAGCAATAAATAATCTCAAGGAGGTAATAAAAAATGAAGAAATGGTGGATCGAAGGTCATAATCTCGTTAGCATTATTATTGATGCAGAATCTTTTGACGAAGCAATTGCTATTGCAAGGAAAGTAAATAAAGGTTATTCTGGAGGCAGTGTAATCGAGATTGATGGCGAACCGGTAGAAAATTTTTATATTAGAAATAATAAGGAGAAATAATCATGAAAATCAAATTTACAAAAGAGCAAATCGAGAATATGATTGTTTGTAAAAAGTTAGGAGCTTCAAATCAAGCTATTGCAAATCGATATGGCTGTTCTGAAGCAACCATTAGAAGAACAATTAAAAATAATTCTATTGGTCAAATTACAAAAATCGAAAATGAAAAGGAAGAAAATAAAGTGGAAAATGTATTCAGTGAACCGGTAAAGACTTATGAGCCTATTGAAAAGGAATGCAAGCGTTGTGGTAAGAAGTTTGTGATCCCTCCTTATGAGCAGAAGCTTAATGATGTGAAGGGTTATGATCTTCCTCTTCGTTGTCCTGAATGCAGAGAACTCATGAGAAAGAAAATTGAAATTACTTGTGTTGATTGTAATAAGGTATTTACAATTACTGAGGGCAAGAAGGAAGCAATGGAATCTCGTGGTTTGGTTCTTCCTAAGCGTTGCCCAACTTGTTTAAAGTTTAAGAAGGAAGCTAATGCTAAGCAAGCTGAAAAGAATGCTTGGAAGTCTCCTTCTCTTGATTTTAATGAAGATGAGTAATTTTTGATCATATCACCAGGATTGCAACATTAGTCATATCGTTCCTTCTTTAATTCAAACAAAGTATTTTACTGTTGCAATCCTATTTGGTGCTTTAGCTTAATAGGTGAAAGCATTCGACTTATAATCGAAAGAGTGATGGTTCAATTCCATCAAGCACCACCAAATGCCACTATGATGGAATGGTAGACATAGAGGACTTAAAATCCTTGGCCAATTGGCATATGGGTTCGAATCCCATTAGTGGTACCATGGGATATAGCCAAGAGGTAAGGCACTGGACTTTGACTCCATAATTCGTTGGTTCGAATCCAACTATCTCAGCCAAAGCAAATAACCTAAGCGGAATACCTGCATAGCGGAACATGCCTATATTTCATCTGTTGATTCACCTCACTTTTTAGGTTATTTGCTTACATGCGAATATAATTTAATGGTAGAATGTTAGCCCTCCAAGCTAAATATGCGAGTTCGATTCTCGTTATTCGCTCCATATCGGGATATAGCTCAGTTAGGAAGGAGCGCTTGCTTTGGGAGCAAGATGTCGCAAGTTCAAATCTTGCTATCCCGACCAATACCGGGTACATAAAAGCCCGTCCCGCTTGACGTAAATAAAATAAAAATTTACAATGTGCCCGGTATATCTATTTTAAGGAAGTGATTAAGATAAAAATTGGATCAAACAATTTAATTGCTAATCACCGAAGTTTCAAAATTAAGTTTGACAATGGTGGAGAACGAACATACATTATGAACAGAGAAAATAAAGGAATTTTCTTTTATGATGTTTATAATGGAAAGGAAAAGCTTGGCTTTACCAGAGTTGGTTTACATCAAAAGTTTTCTGAAAAGTTTCCATGTGGTCAAGCTTATACAATAAATAAGTAAAAGGAGAAAAACAAAATGAAGCTTAAAAAGTTGGTAAAAAACATTTATAGCAGTTCTTATATTCTTGTTGTTGATGAACATGGCAATGAGCTATTTAAGGGATTTGCATATGAATTGCTTCAATGCATGAATAATAATGAATTTGACAATCGTAAACTTATTAGAATTAAAGAAGAATACAACGGAGCAGTAAAGCTTGTTTTAATTAAAATTTACGTGAAATAAATAATAAGTATTAGGAAGCTGAATAAGCTTCCTTTTACTGCTATAAAGAGAAGGAAATAAAAAATGATCTTGTTTATATATTCTTTATTTATTGCAGCAATGGTAATTTATAACAATGCCTGAATAGGAGTAAATAATGAGTTATCGAAAGGAAATGCTGGATAAAGCAACTAAAATAGTTGAAGGTGATCGTGATGAAAAATACGGAAAGCCTGAAAATAATTTTAGACAAATTGCAGCTTTATGGAATGCTTATTTAGATGGAAAGTCAAATATTAGTATTGATGATGTAGCTAATATGATGATCCTTCTAAAGTTGGTAAGAGCAAAACAAAATCCAGATCATTTAGATAATTTTGTTGATATTGCAGGTTATGCAGCTTGTAATTATGATATTATAAAAGAAGTAAACTTGAAATATTCTGCAACTTGAGAAAGGAGGAAAGTATAATGGATTTATATTCAAAGCTATTATCGTTTGATATATCTCAATATGATATGGTAGTAGTTAAGATACATAACCATTCAGGATATATGGTTGATTTTGCTGAATTCATTTTCGCTGATATAATTAACTATAAAGAAAAGTTATCCAATTGTTTGTTGAAAACATTACATATCCAAAGAAATGGCAATTATAAATTATATCAAATAGAAGCAATAAATCTATTATACAAGTAATATGAGCTTTAAGTGGTCTCCTTTTTCAAATAAACAATTAAAACTATTAACATGGTGGATGCCAGAAAATAACAAAAAATCATATAATGGGATAATTGCAGAAGGAAGCGTCAGAAGTGGGAAAACTCTGATTTTAAGTTTTTCTTTTATTAACTGGGCTATGTATAGTTATAATGGACAAAATTTTGCTATCACTGGTAAAACTATTGGATCGCTTAGACGTAACCTTGTTAATGGTTTAAAAGAAATATTATTTAGTAGAGGATATAAAGTAATTGATAGACAAAGTCAAAGTTGTTTAATAGTAGCTAAGGATAAGATAGTAAATACGTTTTATTTATTCGGTGGCAGAGATGAAAGAAGCCAAGATCTTATTCAAGGTATTACTCTGGCAGGAGTACTTTTTGATGAGGTAGCTTTAATGCCAGAAAGTTTTGTCAATCAGGCTTTGGCTCGTTGTTCTGTTGAAGGATCTAAGTATTGGTTTAATTGCAACCCAGAAGGTCCTAAACATTGGTTTAAAGTAAATCATATAGATAAAGCTAAAGAAAAGAAATATTTAAGTATACATTGTAACTTGGAAGATAACCCATCATTAAGTAAAGAAACAATAGATAAATATTATAATATGTTCCAGGGAGTATTCTATCAAAGGTATATATTAGGTAAATGGGTACAAGCCTCTGGAGTTATTTATGATTCTTTTGATGAAGAGAGAAATACATATACTGATCCTGAAGTATTACCAATAAAGGCAAGGGAAAATGATATACCTTGTATGTATGGTTCTGACTTTGGAACCCAGAATCCTCAGGTTTATTTAAGAGCTTATAAGATTAGAAAACCAGAAGATCCAATTCCTTTTCTTTATGTTGATAATGAATATTATTATTCAGGTAGAGATAAACTAAAGCAAATGGAACCTGGACAATATGTAGATGCTTTTCATAAGTTTAATGATGGTAGAAGATATACTAATATTGCAGTAGATCCAAGTGCTACACCTTTAATAGCTGCTCATAAGAATGCTGGAGATCGAGTTATTCAAGCAAAGAATGACGTAGCTGAAGGAATAGCAAAGGTAAGCACTTTATTCAATACAGGGCATATCTTAATAAATAAAAATAATTGCCCAAACCTAATATCAGAGTTAGGTATGTATAGCTGGGATGAGAAAAAGATAGCAATAGGGCAGGAAGTTCCGGTAAAAGAATTCGATCATTGTTGCGATGCTTTGCGATATATAGTAAATACAAACTTTAGCCAATATGAAGTATATGGAGAAAAATTAACAAAGAGGTATAGAAGAGGTGCTTAACCATTCCTTTATACGAAAGGTTATTTCACAATCTCCAAATATAGTAAATGGTAAAAAGTTTGACTATCAAGTATTACAAGATAAAGAAAATTACTATTTGTATCGCATTCCTTTCATGGAGGAAAAAGAGCTATTCACAACAATACCAAAAAGATTTATAAATGAACCAATAAATTGGACAAATCATATTTACCACGGAAACCAATTTTATGATGAAAATGGAACACCAAAAGTTGGAGGATCTAATGGAAGGTATCCAGGTTGTGGTATTGGCAATTGGAAAGGTTCTTTGAATAATCCATATGTACAAAAGATCAGAAAGCGAAATATATTATTTCTTTGTTGATAAAATAACTATTTACAAATAACTAGTTCTAGTATATAATATTATATATAATATATTAGGAGGGAACAAAAATGGGAAACTATTCCACAGCTTATTATTCGGCAGTTGCTTTGGCAAATGATATGAAGCACATTCATACCCATGCTAAAGGAACCTTGTTTGATAATATTCATAATATTTGTAATGAGTATTATGAAAAGGCAAATGAAGATGCTGATACATTAGCTGAACTTGCAATTGAAAAAGGAGATACAATTTTTAATTCTTCTTATTTACTTAGCGAATTGAACTATAAGCCAACAAACTATAGTAATTATGATTTTGAATTGGCAATGCATACAGTAAAAGGTTGCATAGAAAAATACATAAAAGTATTAGCTGATCTTAGAAGCAAAACTAATGATCCTTCTGTTGAATCTTTGCTGGATGATATGGCAAGGTATTGGAAGAAAGAAAAGGATTATAAGATCAAAGCCCGTTTGGCTGACTTGGAATAATGGAGGTTATAACTAATGAGCAGGCAGGCTACTAAAATGAGAAAAAGAAAAAGGCAGCAGGCCGTGCAAGATAGTCTAACCAAATTAGCTCCTGGTCTTGTATTGGACAGTGCCGGAATCATAAGTGCTAAAAAAGCTTTAGATGCTTATACCAATATTCCAGCTAATCTTGGTATGGGAGCCAATAATCTTTCTCAAACTGGTCGTTACGTAATGGAACGATTTACATGGGATTATATGACTCTCAATACTCTGTTTAGAAATAACTGGATTGCTAAGGCAATTATTGAAAAGCCAGCAAATGAGATGATGAAGAATGGATTCATTATTCAATCTCAAATTGATCCGGATAAAATCCAGGATGTAATGAATACTTGGAGAAGAACAAGAACTGAGGCTAGATTCCTTAAGTGTATTAAGTGGGCAAGACTTTATGGTGGATGCTTACTTATTCCACTTATCGAAGGGCAGGAAGATATGAGTGAACCTTTGGATATGGATTCCATTATGCCAGGTGATTATAAAGGTTGCATGATTATTGATCGTTGGTCTGGTGTTTCTCCTTCTGTTGAATTGGTATCTGATATAAGTGATCCGCATTTTGGAACTCCAGCCTATTATGATGTTTCTGATGATATTTCTGGTAAGACAGTAAGAATGCACCATAGTAGAGTTATTAAGATGATTGGCAGAGAACTTCCATATTGGGAGGAAATTGCTGAATCTTACTGGGGAGCTTCTGAGCTTGAACATGTATATACGGAATTAAAGAAACGTGATGATACTTCGGCAAATATTGCATTTCTTATTTTCCTTGCTAATATTCGAGTTCATAAGATGGATGGTTTAGCTCAAATGTTAACCATGGGAGATCAGGAAGCAGCACAGCATGTTTATGATACTATGGTTGCTATGAACCATTTAATGTGTAATACTGGTACTGTTGCAATGGACAAGGAAGATTCCTTTGAAATGCACCAATATACATTTGCTGGTATAAATGATGTATATGAGAGCTTTATGCTTGATATATCTGGTGCTGCTGAGATTCCTGTTGATAAGCTATTTGGTAGATCTCCATCTGGCTTTAATAGTGGAGATGAAACACTTCAAAACTATTATGACACTATCCAGGAAAAACAAGAAACGTATGTTAGGGAACCACTTGAACAGCTTATTAAGATTATTACAATGAGTACTTTAGGTGAGATCCCAGATGATATGGAAATTGAATTCAATCCTGTAAGACGTCCATCTGACCTTGAAAAGTCTGACCTTGCTTCTAAGATGGCTGAACCAGTATTTACTGCAGTAGGTAGTGGCTTAATTGGAAAGGCTTCTGCACTTCGTGAACTTAAGCAGCAATCTCCTCTTGTTGGCCTTTGGTCCAATATTACTGATGAAATGATAAATGAAGCAGAAAAGGAAGACAAGGAAAACAAAGAACAAGATAAGCTAGATGAACAGCAAATGAAAGAATATGTTAAAAATATGACAGGAGGAAATAACAGTGCTGCTGAAGAAACTCCTTTCGATAAAACACGGCAAAAGCCGGAAGAAAATAAACCAGGCAATTAAAGCTATTGATGATCCTATTTGGTATGCTAGTTTTACTGATGTAGAAACTGGTAAAGAGGTAATTATCAAAGTAATTGCTAAAAACAAAAATGAGGCTTTAGATAAAGTTGCTCATGAAATTGTAAATAATGGGAAATTAAAGCCCATGAATTATAATCAAATTTCTTGTATTTAACTATTTACTTTTGTTTATATATAGTATATAATATATATAGATAATAAAGGAGGCAATTATTATGAAAACTAAAGATACTTTAGAAAAGGCAATTAAAACTTGTGATGCTGATATTACTAAGAATGATGTGAAAAAGATCTATTCTATTTTATCAAGTGCTATTCAAAATTCGTCTAATCCGAGAAAGGTTTTACAGCTTGTTGAAAAAGCCCAAAGTGAAGCCATGTCTTTAATGATGAAGCTTTAAGTAAAGGATGATCTTATGAAAGTACTTAAAGTGCTTGATAAGGCAATCAAAATATTAGATTCAAATCGTAAAAATAAAATAATAAACGACGTATTTAGAGAATTGGAATACATTAGAAATTCTGTTGAAAATAGTAGCATAAAGTCTGAAGTAAATGGTGCAGTTTCTAGAATAAAGGAAATGCTAAATAAGCTAAGGTAATTGCTATGAAAAAAGATGATTGGAAAACTACAAGGATTCTTCAAGATAGTTTTTTAGATACACTTAGTAAGCTAACTGATTTATTTCATTACATTGCTTTTTCTGCTGGTGATGATAAAGAAAAGTATATAAATGATATGAGAAACTTCCAAAACTCAGAACCATTTAATTCTTTTGTTTATTCGGCAGTTAGAAGAATGGTAACTCCTATAGCAGTTCAAAATATGAGAACTTGGAGGATGGCAGCTAAAAAGGCTACCAGGAATTCATACTTATATAGATTGCTAATGAGAGAAATAAATCAAGGCTTAAAAAGTGATATTGAAATACAGATTGAAGAAAATGCCAATTTAATTAAAACATTACCTACTGATGTTGCTAAAAAGGTAACTAAGGATATTTCAGATATGGTATTAAAAGGAATGCGAGCTTCTGAAATAGCTAAGGCTATAAGAGAACAAACAGATAAACATTCAAGAGCTTCGGTAAAACTTATTGCAAGAACTGAGGTTTCAAAAACTACTACAGCTCTTACAAAAGCAAGATGCGATAATTTAGATCTTCATTGGTACGTGTGGAGAACAGCAGAAGATGGAGATAGAGTTCGAAAGTCCCATAGGATTATGGAAGGAGTTCTTGTTAATTGGAATGAGCCTCCAAGTCCAGAAGCTTTGGCTGGTGAGAAATCTGTTGGTAATTATCATGCAGGTAATATTTGGAATTGTCGTTGTTATCCAGAACCACTAATAGAAATAGATGATATAAGTTGGCCACATAAAGTATATACAAATGGTAAAATCCAAACAATGGGTAAAATGCAATTTGAACAAATGATGTAAAGGAGGAATAATAAATGCCAAACGTAGTAAGGGCAGATTGTGGATTTGATCCGGCAGATATGGAGATCTTTGAAGAAGTGACGGTAGAACTTTTAAATGATCCATCTGGATTAGATCTCAATGGTCATCGTAACATGCATGTAAGTTTAGCTGCAGAAACGTCTGATGTAACTATTGTAGAGTTTGAGAACATGAGGCAGGGTGTAGATTATACCATTGTTGTTGCTAATGGAGCTACTACTAAAAATAAGTTAATTTTCCCTGACAAAACTCTTTATTCTGGTGATAAAATTGTTCCAGAGAACAACATGACCATTGTATATGAGTTCTTCACAGATGGTTATTCCATTTATTGTGATCGTCGAATTTATGAGTAATTAGGAGGACTATTTATGTTTGCGAATAATATTTATATTAAGAATGCTGCTAAGGTAAAGGCTTATTCCGGAGATATTGGAGTTCAGTTAGATAAGTTTGATAATGATCATAAGCTGAAGCATAATCCAACTGCTCGAGCTGAATATAAGTACTGGGTACTTAGTAAGAGTGTAGGTGCTGAAAAGGCCAAGACTCAGATGTCTGTTACTGAGAGACAGTTACTTGGTATTTAATTTGTTGAAATATTTTTCAAAAATTTTTAATTTACCTATTTACAAATAGTATAATATATGTTATAATATATATGGGATCCAATTAGGGTCCCTATAAACCTATGCGAGGAGTGATTGCATGGCAAAAGCTTACTATGGTTCAAAAATAAGCAATAACATGACAAAAACTCCAGAGGGTTTTCTAATTTGTCGCAATGTTCCAATTGCACGAACAGGTACTTACAAGTACTTATCTAGTGAGATTGGATTAGATGGCCAGGAAGTAGTTGATGTTTATCGGGAGCCTGAAGAGGTTTTTGACCAACGAACACTGGCAAGCTTTGAAGGAAAAGCATTTACTGATACGCATCCAACAGTTGATGTTGATACGAACAATTGGTCTATGTTTTCCAAAGGTGAAGTATCTAATGTAAGAGTTGGCAAGGGAGAAAATTCTGATAAAATAGTTGCTGACCTCATAGTACGAGATCCAATCGTAATTGATGAAATTGAATCTGGTGCTAAAAGAGAAGTATCGGCTGGCTATGAATGTGAGTATGTTGAACGTGACGGTAAGTATTACCAAACAAACATAAGAGGCAACCATGTTGCTTTAGTTCAGCAAGGACGAGCTGGCAAGACGGTTTGTATAAAAGATGAACAACCTAAAGAAACTACAATACATGCAAAAAGATTATTAAGAAAAGCAAAAAGAATTATTTAAGGAGGAAAACTTAAATGGCTAACGAGAAGCGAGTTCGAGATGCAGTTCGAAAGTTTCTTACTTGCATGCAGGCTCATGATGCTATCCCGGAGGATCTGGCAGAGGATGCTCTGGAAATGACTGAGGAAGTAAATGACGCTCTGTGCGAAACTACTGAGGATAAGGAAGCAAATCCGCTGGAAATTACCAAGGATGAGGACAAGCCGGACGACCTGGATAAGAAGGTTGCAGATGGTGTTGTTCGAGCTCTTCGTGAACTTGGTTTTTATAAGGATCCTGCAATGAAGGCTCTTGACGAGCTGGAGGTTGAGGAGAAGGAAGCTGAGGATGAGGATCCGGATGATCTTACTGAGGATGCAGACAACGAGGAATCTGTTACTGTTGACCCGGAAAAGATGAAGGATTCTGCTACTTTACTTCGTACTATGAAGCCAGTAATTGCAGCTATTAAGAATCCTAAGGAACGTAAGAAGGCTGCAGATGCTCTGGCTCGTATGATCAAGGGATCCCGAGTTACTTCTTCTGATTATGGTACTCTTATGAATATCAAGCAGAAGAAGGCAACTAAGGATTCTAAGGCAAAGGCAATGTATTCCGATTATGATTTTGGTATGTCGATTGCTAAGCGATACAATCCGCATTATAAGGAGGAAAAGTAAATGCCCGGTTCTACTATTGGTATTAAGCTTAATAATGGCTATGCAGGTACGGTTTCCCGAACTGCTGATTGCGTAATTCAAAATCGTATTGCTAAGGGTGCTGATATTGCATTTGGCCAGGCAGTAATTCTTAACAATGACAATACTTTTTCTATTGTTGGAGCAGATACTACTGCAGCACAGATCGCAGGTATTGCCGTTCGTGAGGTTATTCAGGCAAATGTATTCAATCCACAGAGCAATCCGAACTATGTAGCTAATATGCCTTGTGATGTCCTGGTTCGTGGCCAGTGCACTGTAAAGTGCAAGCGTGGCACTCCTAAGGCTGGTGATTCGGTTTATGTTCGTATTAAGCCGAATGTTGCATATCAGGATTCCCTTGTTGGTGATTTTGAGGCAGCTGATGATGCTGGTAACGTAATTGCTGTTCCTAATATTGAGTGGACTACTGGCATTCTGGATGCTAATAAGGTAGCTGAGGTTACCGTAAAGACCCGCCAAAAGGGTTAATTGAAAGGAGACAAGAAAAATGCCGAATATTATTACTGATGCAGCTTCTGGTGTTCCTTTTGGTAATGTTAATAACGTGCAGATGATGCGAGATGCTTCCCTTGGTTCGGGTATTCGAGCTATGGATGCAGCAGGCATTGCAACTGGTATGGCATTCCTGGAAGGTGAGCTTGAAAAGCGAGATCCTAAGGTTCGTGAACCACTTACTTCTGTAACTTGGCCTCGTGATATTGTAGCTCAGACCGGTGGTGGTTGGGTTGATTTTACCTCCACCCTGGATGTAAGTTATGCAACCACTGGTGCTAATGATCAGTCTCTTGTTGGTGGAGCAACTAACGATATTAACCTGGTACAGGCTAACGTAAATAAGGATATTTACAAGGTATTCACCTGGGCACAGGGCATGAAGGTACCGTTTGTAGATTCTCAGAAGATGCAGAGCATTGGTCGTTCCATTGATGCTATTCTGGATCGTGGTATTCGACTGAATTACAATAAGACTCTGGATCAGCTGGTTTATGGTGGCTTCTCCTCTGTAAATATCTCTGGTCTTGTTAATAACACTGATATTGTTGCCGCAATGGCTCCGGCTGGTGCAGCTGGTGCTACTGAGTGGGAAAAGAAGACTGTAGACGAAATCCTGTGGGATATTAACAAGGCTCTTACCGAGGCTTGGGCAGCTTCTGAGTATGATGATTCTGCAATGGCAAATCACATTCTGCTTCCGCCGGATCGTTATTCTTACATTGCTTCTACTCGTATTGGTACTTCTGGTGATGAGTCCATTCTTTCTTATGTTTTAAAGAACAACATTGCTAAGAATCAGGGTCACGACCTCCAGATTTATCCTTGCCGTTGGCTTAACGGTGCTGGTACTAATAATAAGGCTCGAATGATGGTTTATGTAAATGATCAGGATAAGCTTTACTTTGATCTTCCGGTACCACTTACTCGAGCAATGACTCAGCCTTCTGCTCTTCAGTTTGCATACATTACTATTTATGCAGCTCAGATGGGCCAGGTAAAGTTCCTGTATACTCAGCCTGCTCGTTATGTTGACGGTATTTAAAGAAAGAGGTTCTAAAGAATGAAGATTTTTTCGAAAAAGGCTTTTGCAATTGGTGAAGGCGTAACTCAGGCAAATCCAATGGGCACTTGTATTGTTACTCAGCCGGGTGGTTTCCAGACTATTCCGGATTCTATGGCAAAGGATCCAATGCTTCAGGCTGCCATTGCTGAAGGATCCATTGTGATCGTAGATAATGAGAACAAGAGCAAGATTGAGAATGATTTTGTTGATAATTCCAATGTAAAGGAAGTTACTCCGAAGTCTGAGGAGGAAGATTTCTACGAGGAGCTTAAGCTGAAGTCCCGTGATGAGGCTATTAAGATGGCTGAAGATATGGACATTAAGCTTGAGGGTACTGAGAAGACCGGTAAGATTAAGTCTCTGATTATGAATGCTTTTCGTGAAGAGAAGCTTTCTGAAGCTGAGTAATTAAAGTTGAAGGAGGATCCATTAAATGCCTATTCCAGATCTTTGGCAAATGCTTGGTTATCAAAATAATGCTACAATGTTCATGGAGGCATTTAATGGAGTCTCCAACACTATACTTACTGACAATCCACAATTTACAAAAGACGACTTTACAAGTATCTTTCCTGTTTTTCCAATTTCTGATACTTTTGATCCAGAAAATCCATCTATTCCAACTCCATTCTTTGAGTTGGTTTTAGTAATGGCTGACAAGGCTATAAAGTATGATAGATACAAAGGCCAATGGAAGTACTTAATGTGTTTATATTTAGCACATTATTTTACTTTGTTTCTCCAAACGCAAAAAGGAGATGCAGATGCCCAAAGTGCTTTGCAAGGAGCATTGCCAACTGGTGTAGCAACTTCTAAATCTGTTGATGGCTTATCTATTTCTTATGATCTATTGGGAATAACTGATGATCTTCAAGGATATGGAACTTGGAAATTAACAGCGTATGGCCAGCAGTTAGTTACATTAACTAAGATTTATGGACATGCTGGGATGTGGGTGAATGGCTAATTTTGAATTTAAGGAATCATTTGATAATTTCTTGAAATTAAGAAAAGCCCTAAAGTTTCTCAAGAATAATCCAGTTTATGTTGGAATACCAGAAGATACAACTGAAAGAAAAGAAGAAGGCAACGAAGAAAAGGTTGGTATAACAAATGCTGACCTTCTTTTTATTCATACAAAAGGAAGCCCAGTAAATAATATACCAGCAAGACCGGTTATTGAACCGGCTATAGAAAATGCTAGAGATAAAATAACAAATCAAATGAAGGCGGCTGCGAAAGCTGTACTTGAAGTAAACGAAGAAAAAGCTTTTAAGCATTTAAGCTTAGCAGGAATGTATGCTCAGAATGCTTCAAGAAGTTGGTTTACAAATCCAGAAAACAATTGGCCTCCTAACTCTCCAGCAGTAATTGCAATTAAGAAAAGAAAAGGTAGTACAAATCCTCGACCTCTTATTGATACTGGAGAACTTAGAAAATCAATAACTTATTTTGTTGATAAGGAGGGCACAAGGACTAAATGATAAATGTTTCTGAATTGATAAATGATCCGGACTTTACACAACCAAATGGTGTTCAAGTAAGACGTAGAAAAACTACTGTAGAAGATTTTGAACAAACAGTAGAAGAAACAGAATTCAAAATGATTGGAATTATAACCATTGCAGATGACTTAAAGGCTGAACTTGGAGATAATTTTGACGAGGATTCTGAGTATATAAATGTATTTACTTATTTACCTCTTTTTACTACTGGTCTTGGGGATGGTAGAAATGGAGCAAATATAGGACAAGGATATTTGTCTGACATTGTTATTTGGAAAGGTAAAGAATACAAAGTAATTAAAGTGAAGAATAATAGCCAATATGGGTATGCTCAAAATGTGGCTGTTTCTACTTCGATAAGAGGTGGTTAAGTGGCTGAAATATTACAAACTGTAAAAGAAATAGAAAAGTTCTTTGCAGGATTATTTGTTGAATATACTGGAGTAAACAAGAATAAAGTACTTTTAGCATATTCAGAAGAAGGCAGACCGGCTTTTAACATTGATAGAATGGCTTATTTTATTTCTGTTTTTCCAGAAGTGGATGACAGAGAATCTTATAAGCATAGAGAAGAAAAATATATAGACTCAATTGGTAAATTCAGACAAACTCAATTTTCTCAAAGAACTTTAAGATTGCATATTACAACTTATGGAGAAAATACTGATCAAAGCATAATAAGATTCCAGAATATGCTTTATTCTGCCGATGCAAATTATGCTTTATCAAATATGTATCTTCATATAATTCCGGAAAGAACTAATGGTGTAATTAGACTTCAGGAAAGAATAAACGACAGATGGTGGACAAGATACGATATGGATTTATATTTTTACAATACAGTAAAAATTGAAAATGATGTATCTGCATTTGAATCTGTTGATATTAGAACGGAGGTAAATAATTGAGTATTTCTATGAATAACATTGTAGATATTACGGTAGAAGTTAGTGATCCAACTACAATTACTTCTAATTTTAATTTAGGATTGATTATTGGTACTTCTACTGCAATTTCTACTCAAACTCGTTACAAGGAATATCAGTACACTACTTGGCAAACGCAAATGATAACTGATGGCTTCCAAGCTACTGATGATGAGTACTTAGCCGTTCAGAATTACTTTGCTCAGAATCCTGTTTCTGGTTCTGTTCTTGTTGGTGTACAAGGAACTTCTGAGACTCCTTTGCAAGCTGTACAGGCATGTCGAGATGCTAATGATGAGTGGTACGGTTTTTGCTTTGCAGGTGATACTGATGATTCCAAGATTGCCGCAATTTCTGCTGCAGTTGAAGCATTTAGTTCTCCAACAGTTTTCTTTTTCCAGACCAAGGATGAAAATTGCTTAAAGTCTGGTACCACTAATATTCTTAAGACTTTACAATCTGCAAAGTATAAGAGAACTTGTGGTAACTATTTTACTAATAAGTACGAAGTTTGTGCATTACTTGGTGTATTCTGTGGCTTAAATAGTATGCAGGTAAATAGTGCATATACTATGGCTTTTAAGACTCTTGTTGGTTTTGAACCTGAAGTTATTGACAACATTCAGTTTACTAACTTACAGGGCTATAATGGCAATAGTTATATTCGAGTAGGCAGAACTTATAGCTTATATCTGCAGGGAGTAACTACTGATGGTACTCATGTTGATGAAGTATTTTTGCTTGATGCAGCGCAGTTCTTAATTCAGGAAAACACTGTTGCAGGTCTTGTATCTCGTAGGTTAATTCCCCAAACTGAGTCTGGCTTAAATACTATCATTACTTTCATTATGAATGGTTGCGAAGCTTTGGCTCAAATGGGTGTAATTGCTACGGGAATCTGGACTGGTGATTCTGTAAAGGATCTTAACACTGGTGATTCTGTTCCTGGTGGTTACGTAATTATGGCTGATACTATTGCAAGTCAGTCTGCAACTGATCGTGAAAAGCGAGTTACTCCTCCCATTTATGTTTGCTTAAAGGGAGCAGGAGCTATTGAGCATGTAGTTATTCGAGTTTACGTAAATCGATAAGGTGGTGAAATAAAATGGCGAGAATTTATACTTATTCGTTTGAAGATACTTCTCTTACTATTTCGCATCCTGCTGTTGGTTCCTTTGATGCTTATGGTACCGGTATTGGTGATATTTCTATTGAGTTCGCTAATGACGTAACTACTCATGAAGTAGCAGCTGACCTGGCAGTTATTGTTTCTAAGTCTGTTAAGAAGAATGCAACAATTACTATCAATGCTCTGCAAACTTCTGAGCTTAATACTTGGCTTACTAAGTGGGCAAACTATATTGAGAGTGCACCGACTCAGCAATTTGCTATTGCTTCGGTAGTTCTTAAGAATTCGTCTACTGGTGAGCAGTGGAATTGTACTGGTGTTTCTCATCAGAAGAAGTCTGGTGGATCCTTTAAGTCTACCGCTGAGACTAAGCAATGGGTTCTTATGGCTGCAAATGCTGAGCAGCAGTAAAAAAGGAGTTTATTAAAGAATGAATATTGAAAATATTTCGAAAAGACAAAATTCAAAGTTAATTGATATTAACGAAAGAACTTTTAAGATTAACAAGTTTGATCCGCTTATGGGCAATTACATTTTGCTTCAATTGGTTCAGTTTGTTCTTCCATTTGGAATCTCTGATAAGGTAGGAGTTCCGGATGCTGTTACGAGTAATGTAAGCAGAGTAAACATGAGTAAGAAGGACTTTCTTGAATTTCAGAGAGATATTCTTTCTGTTTGTTCTGAAGTTCTTCCTGCTGGAGATGCCCCGGTAGTTCGAGATGATGGAACCTATGGTATCATGGATTTTACGTCTCAGATTGCTATTCAATTACTTATTGCTACGGTAACGTTTAACTTTTCCGATTTTTTCGGAGAAAACGGGTTGAGCTCCTTATTAGACAACACAAAATAAATTTTTGTTTGTATGAAAATTTGAATCCTCAATTGTATCTGCCAGTTATTTCTGGCATGTGGAAACAACATGAATTATGGGATGGTACATATACATTTGATGACTGGGCAGATGCAGTTGAGATGATTCAAGTTAAGTCTGAGAACGAAGCCCGTGTAAATGATTATATTCAAGAAAATAGTGGGAGGTGAGTAAATGGCTGGTAAAGTAGAAAGTCTTAAGGAATATCTTGTAAAACTTGGCTGGGATGTAGATGAACTTGGCTTAAGTAAATTGCAAAATGGACTTTCTAAAGTAGAGAGATCTGCAGATTCTATTGGTAATAAGTTTGTTAAGAATTTTGCTAAAGCAGGAACTGCTGTTGGTGGATTTTTATTAACAATTACTACTGGTACCGCAAAGTTTATGTCTAATGTTGCAACTGCTGATTTAGCAACTGAACGTTGGGCAAGAAGAATGTGGACTACAGAAGAAAATGCAAGATCATTAACTACAGCTTTGGATGTCATGGGTGCGTCCTATGAAGATATATTCTATATGACTCCAGAAGAGTACAAGAATATGCTTCAACTTAAGAATTTTGCTTCCAGTCTAAAAGCTCCTGCAGAACTTGAAAATACATTAAAACAAATTCGTGATATAAATCAAGAGATAAATAAGACTAAAGTAATTCTTTCGATGGCTACTAGATGGATAGCTTATTATCTTGGCCAATATCTTGGTAAGGATTTTAGGAATGCCCAGGATGCCATGAAGGAATTCAATAATTATCTTGTTGAAAAATTACCAGTAGTAACAGAAAAAATTGCAAAATATATTTCTTGGGTAGTAAGACTTGCAAAGGTTGCTATTCAATTCATAAAAAATATGAAAGAACGACTACAAAACATATTCGATAGAATGCCTTCAGGATTTAAGACTGCTGCGTTAGCAGCCACTGCTTTTCTTGGGGCATTAAAAATGGGTCCACTTGGATTATTCATAGCAGGAATAACTGCTTTGCTACTTTTGTTGGATGATTATTATACATATCAACGAGGTGGTAAATCTGCTTTTGATTGGGGTAATCTTTTCGGATCAAATGATGGAAATAATGAGATAATAAGTCTTGACTACTTTGAACAGTTATTTGGAGACTTAGGAGATACGAAAAGTGCTTTAGGAGAAATCCAGCAAACTATTGGAGATATAGGAACAGCATGGTATAATGCTTGGACTGCTTTGAAAGATGCTGGTTTCTTCGATACATTATTCGGCACAATTCTTGAAAGTTTGAATGCGATTCTTGAATTGGTTGCAGGAATAGGCAACTGGATTCTTGTTATTACAGGTAACTGGGATAAGATTGATAAGTCCTCTATGTGGAGGTCCGTAGGTCAAAATTCTTATGAAGGTAACTTTGGCTCAGCTCTTTTTGATATTGCAAAGGGAGGAGCAAAGTGGTTATGGGATACAGGTTTATTTGATTGGATCCCAGGATCTAAGGATATTAGGTCTAATATAAGTGATCAAATAGAAGCTGGAACTTATTATACAAATTCAATGTCTACAAAGAATCAAGGTCAACTTGTTGGAGGAACAACAAACACGTCTAATTCTAATGTTAGAAATGATAATCGTAGACAAACGGCAAACATAAACGTCAATGTAAAATCTTATGGTAGTTCTGATGTTGCTTCAAAAACAGCAAGAGGAGTTTCTAAGGCTTTGCAAGATGTTGACGTATTTAAGTAAGGTGGTGAGTTTATGGCTTTATTATTTCCAGGATTAGTTGCCGGCATAGGTGCTGCATTGACTGCAAAAACTACGCTTCATAATAAAGATCTTTTGGAAAATGGTTTACCATTAAACTCGGCAACAAATACAAAAGGCATGGCAGTTGAAGCCATGATATTTTGCAAGACAAACATTGCAGGATATTTCTTTGATGGTTTTATGTCTGTTGATTATACTCATGATTTGGAAGTTACGAGTAATCCGGTTGAAACTGGTGCTTCGGTATCTGATCATTCTTATGTAAAACCTGCAGAAATTCAAATGCTTATAAGAATGTCAGATGTCCATCAATCTTTAGTAAAAGGACAATTTGCTGGAGGTTGGAGCAGATCAATTACAGCTTGGAATATTCTTAAAAAGATACAAACTGATAGAATTCCTGTTCTTGTTGGTACTCAACTTGGTATGTATTATAACATGCTTATTAAGTCTTTACAAGCCCAGGAAGATCAAAGTACTTATAGAGGACTTTATGTTACTGCGACTTTAGTTGAATTACCAGTAGCAAGAGTAAAAACAGTAAAAATAAGTAGTGCAAGCCAAACAACTATTGAAACTCAAATGGGGCAAATAAATGCAGTTAAAACGAATGCTTCTGAAGATGCTTCAATTCTTTATCAAATGGGTTTCGGTGCTGGAGCTGGAACGGGTTCGGGTTTTAGTTCGTCTGCTTCATCTGGTGGTGCCGGTGAGGGAATAAAATTAACTTGCTATTGTTATAATTGCAATGACAATGGAGCAGGCGGTTGGGGAACTACTGCTACGGCGTCTGGCAGAGTTGCTACAGTTGGAGTTACTTGTGCAATGTCTCAACGGACATTAAGAAAATATGGACTAAAACTTGGTAATCAAATTGCTATAAATGGAGTTGGAGTGAGAAGGATAGATGATATAGCTGGTGTAGATAATATCATTGATATTTATGTTCCAGCTACTGGTTCTGTTAGGCATTGCAAATGTGCTCAGAATCCTCTTTCTGGCAAAAGAACAACGTTTACTAAGATTAGCTAGGAGGTGAAAGTTTTGTATAAGATTCCACTAACGAATTCTCCTAATCAAACATTCAGAGTCACAGTTCCTGCTAACAATGAAAATAAGACTTTTACAATAAAGTTAAACTATAATGATCAGGCAAAGTATTGGAATTTTTCTTTATATGATACTTTTGCTGAGCAACCAATTTTAGTTAATGTTCCATTATTAAGTTCTCAATATGCATTTGCAAATATACTTAGACAACAAAGCTATTTAAGAATTGGAAGTATTTACGTAGCTCCATTTCAATTAACAAATAATTGTGCTCCTGACGATGAAGATCTTGGAACTAATTATTTGTTGATATGGGCAGATAATGAAATGAGTGAGTTTGAAGATGGGTGATAATACAAGAAGAGCAAAGGCTGCGAGAGCAAGGCAAAAGTATTATCCATTCTTAGGTCAATTTAGTATTTCTTCAAACTTTGGTAGTCGTCAAGGTGGAGAAGCAGTTTCAAAGCAGCATTATGGTTTGGACTTAGTTACTTCTGGTGATAGAACAATTGTTTCATGTATGTCAGGAACTGTACTAATTGCTTCACCAAATAATGGTTCAGGTTATGGCAATCATGTATGGGTAGCAAATGTAGATGGTTCAGCTTGCTTATATGCTCACCTTGCTTCTTATGTTGTTAGAGCTGGACAAAAAATTGCAGGTAAGCAAAAGATTGGCATAATGGGTAGTACTGGTAATTCAACTGGTCCACATTTGCATTTAGGAGTCTCTACTAATCAGGATTATTCAACTACTCATACTAATAAAAGTAAGTACTTTCAGAATCCAGCATTATGGTTAGGCATGGGTGTAGCTCCTGCAAAAGGAACTAGGTATTCTGGTTCTGGTACTCCTACTGGTGGTATTTTAGGATCCACTTCTACCAATTCAACTGAAATATCTACAAGTACTTCTGAGGAATCTTCTGGTTCTACGATAAATGGTACTACACTTCTTCCTTCTGGAGAGTACTATGAGATAAAAGACATAAAAGGAACTTATAGTGATTGGCTATATGGAAGAAGATACAGAGTTTTTGTTGACTTAGGAAATAATCAAGCATTTGATGTTTCTGAATTAAGATGCGAATTTAATGTAGTAAAGACTGCATTTCTTGAAATAAATGAGTCTACATTGACTATTTATAATTTAAGTCCTAACACAGAAAATAAGCTTATAAAAGCTGGTCAAAGAATTATAATTGAGGCCGGATATACTGGTTCGCAATATGGAGTAATTTTTGCTGGCAAGGTTGTTCAGCCAATTAGATCTAAAGAAAATGCAGTTGATTATAAATTAACTCTTGTTTCAATGGACGAAGAAGTTTATGCTTCTTATGGATTGGTTGGAGTTTCTTTAGTTGCTCAGCAATCTGCAAGAGATGCGGTTAATGCAGTTTTAACTAAAGCAACTTATAAACAACAAGCCGGTGAGTTAACAAATTTCAATATTAAGTATCCTCGAGGAAAAGTAATGTTTGGTAGTCCTCAGCAATTCTTAAAAGATATTGCAAGATCTGAGAATGCTACTTATTTTTCTAATGATGGCAAAGTAAATATTATTTCTGCTACTGATGTACCAAAGGGTCAGATCTTATCTTTTGGACCAGATAGTGGATTGATTGGAACACCAACTCAAACTGAGTATGGAATTAGCTTAAAGGTGCTAATGAATCCAAGAATCGAAATAAACTCCCTATTCCATGTTGATAATAAAAAGATCGAAGGATATAAATACCAGCAAGGAAATCCAGTTAGAGGACTTGATCAGGAAGGTATTTATCGAGCAGTAAGAATTCGGCATGTAGGTGATACCAGAGGAGAAGACTGGTACACAGAAATAGATGCTATTTCTCAGGCTGGATTATTACCTGGTATGACAGCTTCTAAGGATATTTATGGTTGGTAAATAACTATTTACAGAATAATCAATTTATGATATAATGAATGGAGGTAAACAAATATGTTAACACCAAGGCAACTCTTTGGTGGAGATGAACAAAGAAACGATGCACAACGTAGAAATGATGCAGCTAATTTGCATGTTTGTTTACCTTGCATTGTTCAATCATATGATTCAAAGCAAAGAACAGTAGAAGTTCAGCCAGCAATACGTGAAAGATACGTAGACGAAAGTGGTAAAATTCAGTATGTGAATTATCCGCTATTGATAAATGTTCCAGTATGTTTTCCATCTGCTGGTGGTTATCATATTCATTTTCCAATTAAACGTGGAGATGAATGCATAGTAATTTTTTCTGATTTATCTTATGATAATTTCTGGTTGCATGGTAATGTGCAAAACCCGGTTGAGCAAAGAAGGCATGATCTTTCTGATGGTTTAGCTTTATTTGGTTTTGTTAACCAGGATAAAATTGCAAGAGAAGAATACGGAGAAAATGAAGTTGGAAGAGATTGTTTATGTATGTATAATCAAAATACAGGAACAGGAATAGCAATTGGATCCCTTGGAATTACAATGCATTATTATGTAAAAGATCCAGATTCTGGTAGTCTTGTAAGAACCTCAACAAGATGGGGTGTGTAAATGAAATACAGAAAACTTGATGAAAATGGGGATTATGTATTTGGAAATAATTCCTATGATTATATAGAAAAAGACGAAGCAATAGCACAAGCTATTAAAACAAAGCTTTACTTGTTCTATGGTGAATGGTGGGAAGATATTTCTTTAGGTCTTCCAATGTTCCAAAGTATTTTAGGACAAGTAAGCAATAATAATCTAAGACAAACGGTTATTCTACTTTGTGCAGAGCAAATCAACTTAGTGGAAGGAGTTACAAGCGTAGATTCTATCTCTGTTGATATATCTGCTAGAAAGTTAGGATTGACTATTGATGTAACTACAGAAAATGGAACCACAGTAAATTTGGAGGTGGAATTAAATAATGGCGTATTTTAGTCCATACATTGACGGTACTGGAATGCATATTCCACTTTACCAGGAAATTGTTGATAAGCTTGTAGAAGACATGAAGCAAATATTCGGTGACGATATTTATTTAGAAGCTGATTCTCAAGACTATCAGCAAATTTCTATTTTTGCTAGAATGATTTATGATAGTTACAACCTTGCATTATTGGCTTATAACAATAGAACTCCTAAGGACGCAATTGGAATTGGCTTAGATAATATCGTAGCTTTGGCAGGAATTCAGAGAAAACCAGCTACTGCTTCTACTGTTGTTTTAACAATAACTGGTGACGATGGTACGAAGATAAGTAATGGCGAAGTATCTGATGATAATGGAAATTATTGGGAGCTTCCTGATGAAGTAGTTATTCCTTCCAATGGTACAATTGATGTTACAGCGACAAGTAAGGAAAAAGGAAATGTTTCTGCTTTACCTAATACAGTTACTAATATAAATACTCCAGTTTATGGATGGTTATCGGTAACTAATAAGCAAGCTTCTTCTGCAGGAATTGATGTGGAAAACGATTTTGAATTAAGAGGTCGTTTTTCTTTATCTGTTCTTGGTCCAAGTTCTTCTATTTTTGAAAGTTTACAAGAATCTTTGGTAGCTATTCCAGGAGTTACACGAGTAAGAGGATACGAAAATGATACTTCTGCTACTTCTACTGGAACTGAACCACCTAATGTACCGGCTGGAATTCCTTCGCATACAATTTCTTTTGTTGTTGAGGGTGGTAACGATGTAGACGTAGCTACTGAGTTATATATGAAGAAAACTCCAGGATGTGGTACTTTTGGTACAACTACTGTAAAGCTTCAAAGTGTAACAGGTAATATTCTTGCAGTTAATTTTTATCGTCCACAATATACCAATGTGAAGGTAAAGGTAACTATTAAGCAGCTTGATGGATATACCAGTGATTATGTAGATAAAATGCAAGAAGCAGTTTCTACATATATTACTGAGATGTCGATTGCAGAAGCACTTTATAATTCGGTTCTTATTTCTGTTGCTTTGGAAGCAATGAATTCTAAAAATTATCCGGCTTATACAGTTACAAAGGTTGAATGTTCTACTGATGATGGATCCTCTTGGTCTACAGATGATGTAAATCAAGTTTATTATGGAGCTTTTACTTGTGGTAAGTCTGATGTATCGGTGGTATCGGTATGAAAAAGTTAGAAGAATATTTAGATCTTATTACTCATGAACATGCTACTAAGCCAAAGTTCATAAAGTATAATAAAGCTTACATGGAAAAGATTCTTTCTTGTACTGATGTTGTTGAAGCATTCGATGTTTATTTTAATTTGGATGAAGCAACTGGAGATCAGTTGGACCAGCTTGGATATAATGTGGGCATCAATAGAGTACTTCCAGTAAATGATCCAGATATTCCACCGGTTTTGGATGATGAAACTTATCGATTGGTTATCAAAAGTAAGATTCAGCAAAATCATTGGAATGGTACTTTGGATGGTTGGAATAAGATCTTAAAAGTAATTTTCCCAGATAGTGCTTATGATATTCAAGATAATTTTGATATGACAGTCACGGTGATGATAATTGATCCGAATTTTAATGCTACTAAAATTGCATTACTTCTGAGAGGTTATTTATTACCAAAGCCGTCTGGTGTACGACTCAATTATATTGTTATTGATTCTCCTCTGTTTGGTTGGGATACGGAATCCAGCTTTATTAGAGGTTGGGATGATGGCAATTGGTCTACTACTTAATAGGAGGTTTTCTAAATGGCAGCAATCACTGTTAAGAATATTTTTATCAATGTTTGTGCAAAAACAAACTTAGGCTATATAAAAGTAATTACGATTGGTGAGAAAAATGTAGCTATTGAACGTGGTGCAGAATCTCTTACTGCTTCTGAAATTGCTAGTTTAATGGACAAGAATGCTCAGGCATATTATAATATTGGAGAATATTGGTATATTGTAGTATAAAAATAATTTGTATTTTTTTCATTTTATTGTTTACAAGTATACCAAAGTGTGATATAATATAATCAAGGAATAAATAAACACTAAAAATAATCTGGAGGAATTAAAAATGAAATTAAAGGAAATTCTCAAAGTGATCTATCGTGAAGATCTCAACCAGCCCGTTAAGCTTCATATTGTTGAAGCAAGCGGCTACTTAACAAGGTATGCTAAATGCTATAAGGATGCTTTAGAGTTTGCAACTGAATACAAGGACTGCGAAGTGTTTGGAGTGCATGCAGAGCAAGCTCTTGAAGAACCGGTTATTTGCATTAGCATTGAGAATTTTGATTTTTGATATAAAATAAGCAAAAGATTAGGAAGCTATTAACTTAGCTTCCTTTTCTGGTTATTGTGAATAGAACGGAGGTTAGGTAATGGCTACTAATAATATCAAGATATTTGATCAGAATAAAGCAAACATGCTTACTGATGAAGCCTATAATACTAGTACCCAGAGATTGAATGGTGTTCAGCAAGGAATTGCTTCTTCTCAGCTTCAGAATAAGACATTATATCAAGTATCTCTTGTTGCTTATGCAATTGGACAAATGATGCAGAATAACGGGCTTAATGCAAATGATGCAGATGCAGTATCTACCTTTGCAAATAACCTTTCTGCATCTATTGTTCAAAAAATTGTAGATAAAGCTGATGCTACTGAAGCAAAGAACTTTACTGTAAATAATAAGTTCATTACTCCACAGACCTGGAAAGCAGCTTATGATTTTATGAAGGCAGATTCCGATATGGTAACTTCTGCTGTTGATGATACTCACTATATTACTCCTAAGTTGCTAAAAGAAGGGGCTGAAAAGTATGGAGATAAGGTTAGGTTAGATGATGGAAGCTTAGTTTCTGGAATTAAAATTGGTTCTATAAATTTAGCTAAAAATAAAAATACATTTATTACGTATCCTGTGCTTAATAATAAAGCTTATATTATTTATTCTAATGATGCTAAAACAGTACATTTAGTAAATACATTAAACGATATTTCAGAAATTGCAAGTATTAGCTTTCCTGAAAATCCAACAATTGGATTTGCAGATGAAGAATGGCTAATAGTTAGTTATACCGAAAATAATGCAACACAAATTGCTATTTTACATTTAGAAGATAACAAATTTGTACAAAAACTAAAGCAAACAATGCCAGTTGTAGGAGGTAGCTATTATTATGGCATACAGCAAGTAGCACCAAGTTTTGTAAATTGTACAAATAATATTATAAATTTAATGTATGCTGGAGCTGATAGAAATGGCAATGTATCTGCTAAAGTAGCAGCATATGATAAAAGCACAAACAATCTTACTTATGGAGATATACCAAATTTTATTGATGGACAAGATGTAGCATACTTTTCATTTGTAGATGATAAACAAAGACTTGCGTGTTGCTATGCTAGTAGATATGAATCAATGTCCCATAGCGCAGTTATTATATACATGAATAACTTGAATAAAATAGAAGAAGCATCTATTTCTATTGCCACAAGCAGTTCTATTTATGCTACTGTAAATATTATTTCATATTGGCAAGGCTATGTATTTGCTTTGCTAGATACATATAATTGTTATAAAGTAAAACTTTCGGATAATAGTTACGAAGAAGTCAAAACGAACATAAATTTATATGTAATAATGCAAATAAATGATAAAATAATATTTCTTGATAACAGTTTAGCATGTAGAGTGTCCAATGTTATAAGCAAAGAAACTAATGAAGTCATAACAAGAACTACAACTGGTATTGCAATTAAGCCTGCTACATTGATAGATGCATCCAGTGGATTATGCATTGGTTTTCCTAGTTCCGCGGTAATTGGAAATGTTGCAGAAGTATATGATTGGCTTTTTGTATCTTCGCAAGGTTTTATTTTTGCATATTCTGTAGATATTATTGGCTTTAATCATTAAGTACTTTCTGGTATTTCAGTTACTGGAGCTCCAAAGTAAGCATATTCAATATCTATTGCGAAGTTAGTATTTAAGCAAATTCTTTTATCGTTTTGTTTATATCGAACTATATTGTATGTTGATGATTGAGATAATATAATTGCTCTTTTGCCTGATTCTGTTGATTCTACAATAGAAAGAGGAACTAAATAATTTTCATTTAATTCAAATATTCCACCTGGACCATAAAAACCATTTTTTACATAACTTGTAGTTCCAACATAGCAAGAATTTTCCTCATCGTTAACTATTATTAAATCATTAGCAGAAGTTCCTAATGAAGATTCTTTGTAGAACAAAGTCTTTACAAAAGCAATATTAGTCACGTCATATTTTACTAATGTTCCATAACTATCGTCATTTTGTACTAAAATATATAAATAAGAATT